AAAAAAATAATAAAAAGGCACAAAAAAAAAGGTGGGGTTTTTTTTATTTATTGCAATTTTTAAAAACATTGTAAATATTACAACACTTATAAAAGAAAAAAGTTATAACAAAATAGAAACAGAAAAATGGAAATGGAGGTGCTTTATGGACTTGGAGTTATTAAAAGCTAAAAAGCTATATGCACAAGGTAATACAGCAAAAGAAATAGCTAGTGCTTTAAACAAATCACAAGGCACTATCTATCGTTGGATAAAGGATAATAAGGAAGAGTTTGAAGAGGCTAGAAAACTAGCTGGGATGACTTTGGATGATGTAGTTGATTTGCTTGACGAAACACATAAAAAAATATTAATAGAAATTTCTAAAAATCCTGAGCAATTCAAAGATCCAAAAACTGCTGATGCTTTAGTTAAAGTTGCAAGTGTTGTAGAGAAAGTAACAGCAAGAAATGAAAAGAAAAAAGAACAAGCTAAAAAAGAAGTTGAAGAAGAAAGAGGGGTGTTGATAGTTGATAATCTCTAAGAAAAAAAGGGAAATTAAACAAGTATCAGAAGTATTAACACCAAAATTTCATGAAGTTTATAAAGCTTGGAAAAGTAATAAGTACACAAAAATAGTTTGTAAAGGTGGAAGAGGATCCGCTAAATCAAGTAATATAGCTTTAATGTTGACACTTGATTTAATTAGAAATCCTATAAATATAGTTTGTATTAGAAAAGTTGGTGAAACTTTAAAGAAGTCTGTTTATGAGCAAATAAAATGGGCAATTAAGCAATTAGGAGTTGAAGACTATTTTGAATATAAGTTAAGTCCTTTAGAAATCAGATACACAGAGAGAGGAAATAAATTTATATTTATGGGAGTTGATGATCCACAAAAAAGTAAATCAATAGTTGATTCAAGTTTTCCAATTACAGAATATTGGTTTGAGGAATTAGCCGAATTTAAAAATGAAGATGAAGTAGAAATGGTACTTGATTCAATATATAGAGGAAAGTTAAAAGATAATTTAAGGTATAAAGGTTTTTTCTCATATAACCCTCCCAAAATGAAACATAATTGGGTAAATAAAAAATACGAATATACTTTTAAAGAAGATGATGAAATATTTGTACATCACTCAACTTATCTGGACAATCCATTTATTTCAGATGATTTTGTAAAAAGAGCTGAAGCAGTAAAGTTAAATAACCCTATGAAATACAAGCATACATACTTAGGAGAACCTATTGGAAATGGAATAGTTCCTTTTGATAATTTAGAAATTAGAACTATTAGCAATGAAGAAATAAAAGGACTTGATAGATTTAGAAATGGAGTTGACTGGGGGTATGGAGTTGATCCAATGGCATTTGTTCGTTGGGGATATGATAAGAAAAAGAGGATAATCTATGCTATTGATGAGTTTTTTGGAGTAGGAATTAAAAATAGAGAGTTAGCTGCTTTTATCATATCAAAGAATTATGATGAATTAGTTATATGTGATAGTGCTGAACCAAAAAGTATAGATGAACTTAGAGAATATGATATCAGTGCTACAGGAGCTAAAAAAGGAGCTGGGAGTGTTGAGTATGGAGAAAAATGGCTTGCTGATTTAGAGGCAATAGTAATTGATCCAAAAAGAACACCCAATATTTCTCGGGAGTTTGAAATGATAGATTATGCAACTGATAGAGATGGAAATGCTTTACCTCGTTTGGAAGATAAAAATAATCATAGTATAGATGCAACAAGATACGCATTTTCTAATGATATGAAAAAAGGGAAGTGGGTATATGAGTATTAAAGAAATTTTTAGAAATTGGTTTTTTAAAGATTGTTCAGTAATGACTGGAGATGGGAAGAGTTTTGAATCCTCTGAATATATGTCAACAATATGGGAACAGCCAGGCTTTATGTTACCAATCAAGAAAAAAATAAAGGCTTGTCAAAACATAGAAATGGGCATCTATACAGGAAAAGAAGATGGTAAGAAAAAAGTTGATAATCATGTTTTAAATAAGATTTTTAGAATGATTAATCCAAATACATCATTCCAGGACTTTATAGATTATTTAATAGTTTGGTTAGAAGGTTCAAATAATGGAGTTTTATTAGAACTTATAAAAGGGTTGCCCTCACTTGCTCCTGATTTATATATACACTCACCAAATAATTTTATAGTGTATTTTGAAGGTAGAAGGATAAGAGAAATAAGAATACATAATCCAGCTAAAACAATAACTGGTGACGAATTAAAGAACTATATGTGGCTTAGTTCTCCAAATTATGACAACATAATTGATGGAGTTAGTGGAAGTGGGATAGGAGAAGGAAAAAGTAAACATAGTGCTTTAGCAATATTTGGAGCTTATTTATTCAAGGCTTGGAAATGGAACTGGAGTTTGGCAAATAATTTAGGAAAGCCAGGAGGAATCCTTCAGACAGAAGGTGCAGTAGATAAAGAGGATAGAGAAGAAATAAGAAGCAAATATTCAGCACATTATGCAGGAGCTGAGAATGCTGGAAGTCCTTTGGTACTTGGTTCTGGATTAAAGTACCAAGACACTTCAAAAGCACCAATAGATGCTGACTGGAGTACAGCAGAACAGAAAGCACATGAAAGAGCTGCCATTGCTGCTGATGTCCCAGTTGAATTAGTTGGTGGAGGAGATTCTACTTATCAAAATAGGAAACAGGCAAAGAAAGAATTATATAGAGAAGCAGTAATTCCGTTTTTTAACAATTTAAAGAATTGGCTTAATTATTTATTAGCTGACTATCTGAAAAATGGAGAATATATAGACTATGATCTTTCTGGTGCTGATGAACTGAAAGATGATATAGGAGATATTATTCAAAAATTAGAACCTTTAAAAAATAGGGTAACAATAAATGAATATAGAAGAATTATATCATCACTTACAGATTTAAGCTTGGAACAATTAAAAGGTGGGGATGTCTTACTTGTTGGTGGAGGAGATATGACATTGGAAGAAATTACTGAACCAGCTACAACTGAAGGAGAAAAAGAAGAAGATGTATGAAAAGGGAAGTTCAAAAAATAAAAGCAATTAAAGCACTAGAAAGAAGACTCAGTACAAGGAATAAGAAAATTATAGAAAAAATATTCATTGAACTAAGAGATAAAGTAATTGCAGATAATTCAAAATCTTATGATGTAAAAATGATAATAAATATTGATTATGAATGGCTTTTGAAAAAGTTTAAAAGTGGACTTGAAGTAATTTATCTATATACATTCGAGGAGACTTTTAAGGGCTTTCAAAACATCTATAAAAAAGTAATAAAACCTAAAACTATAAAAGGGGTTAGAGATTATTTTTTAAAAAATTGGAATACAAAAAATGCTGGAAAACAAGCAACTAAGATGACAGCAACAACAAAAAATATTTTAAATAAGATAATTACAACAGGACAAGAAGAAGGCTTGTCATATAATGACATGGTAAAAGAACTAGTAAAAAATATTAATGGAATGACAGAACAAAGAGCTAGCACAATAGCAAGAACTGAAACAAGTAAGAGCATTAATACAACAAGTTATGAAACTGCTAAGAATGTGATGAAAGAAAAATGCTGGATACATGTTGGTGGGAAAAAGACATACAGACCACACCATAAAGCTATAAGTAATAAATGGGTGGATATAGACTATAAATGGAAGTTAAAAGATGGTGTAGAAGCTGACTATCCACACCAGGACAGTTTGCCAGTTTCTGAGGTTGTTAGATGTAGTTGTTTAATTATTTTTAGATAAAAGGAGTAGGCATGTCAAAGAAAAAAATAAAAAGAAAGGTCAATTTTTCTGATGAAACATTAAATTTTACTTGTGAAATTGAAAAGTTTAAGGAAGAAGAAGGAACACCAGGAAGATTCACAGGAATACTTGTAAATATGCAAAATGACAGTCTTGCAAAGGGTATTTATAGATTTAAAAAGGGAAGTATGCAAGGAAATAATGGAAAGACTTTACTCCTTTTATACAATCATTATGGTGAATTATTACCAGTTGGAAAATTAGTAGGAGAAGAAACAGAGAAGGGATTTGAAGTTGTGGGAGAGTTTCATTTATCAAAAGATGATAATGGTAATTATATAAATCTTGAAGCTGTAAAGTTGTATTCGCTTATGAAAGAAATGAAGCTACCTTTTGAAATGTCAGTGGGTGGAAACATTGTAGATTATAAAGAATATAGTGAAAATGGTAAGTATTACATAGATATAAATAAGTTTGAAGCTCATGAGGGGAGTTTAACACCCAAAGGTGCTGTAAAAGGAAGTAAAGTAACAAGAGTATTTAATAGAGAAAATGGAGGAATAGGACAAATGGATAAGGAACAATTAAAATTATTAATGGCTGAATTATTAGCAAATTTTAAAACTGAGTTATTAGAAGCTGGAACACCAGAAGAAATCAAAAATTTACCTGCTAAATTCAATGAAATTAATTCAAAGTTTGAAGAAATTAAAACTGAATTAAATGGAGAATTTAAAGCTGAAATTGAAAAGCAAATGACTGAGTTTAATGAAGTTATTAAAGGATTAAAAGCAGACTTTAAAGCTACTCCAGCAGAAGTTACAGTTGCTGAACAATTTAGTGCAATGATTCAAGAAGTTGAAAAAAATGGAAAAGCAACAGAAACTGTTTTTAATTCAACAACTGAATTAAATTTTTCAGCAGATCCTGCTAATACAACTAATACATCAAAAGCTATTAAAACACAGTATGTAAATACAATACTTGAAAGATTAGTTGAGCAAAATTCAGCACTTGGAGATATAAAGTTTATTCCAATAACAGATGGAAGTTTAACAATTCCAAGAGAAGTTGCAGGTTTACCAGAAACTGGTTGGATAGGAGAGGAAGCAGACAGAGAAGAAACTTCTGTATCTCAAATTGACCATGTAGTTATAGCATTACATTCATTGTATGCAATGCCAAAAGTAACTAATAAATTACTTGCTACCAACTTTGTAGGATATGCTAATTTCTTAATAAAAAGAGTTGAATATGCTTTATCTTTAAGATTAGCAGATGCATTATTTAATGGAACAGGGACAAATATGCCTACTGGAATTTTAAAAGATAGCAAAGTAACACAAGAAATTGAAATAGATACAACTGATGACACAACATTTGTTGATTCATTAATAAGTGCTTACTATGCACTAGATGAGGAAGTTGCAAGAAATGCAAAGTGGTACATGACTTCTGAAACTTGGGCAGGAATAGCTAAATTAAAAAATAAACAAAAAGATTTCTATATTACTGACTTAAACAATGGAAATGCAAGAACTTTAATGACTAGACCAGTTGTTTTAATTACTTCAAAAAATGCAGGATTAAAAGGAATTACTACAGCAACAGCCAATGAAATAGTTGGAGTATTTGCAGATTTAAGCACAGCAGTAATGGGAATCCAAAACAATGCTATGACAATGAGATTAGAAGATAAAGTAACTTCTAAAGGATATACAAAATATTACATGGAAAAAGGTGTGGGCTTGGGAGTTCAATTACCTGAGAATATTTTAAAATTGAAGAAAAAAGCATAATTTAAGAGGGATTATTCCCTCTTACAATGCTAGCAAGGGGATAGCATGGGAATTAAATATGATTTAGAAATTGCTAAAATACTCACTAATATTGAGGATGAAAAGCTTTTAAATTTTTATATTAATGCAGTAATAAAAAAGATAGAGGGAATATTAGGCTATGAACTCCTAAAAGGGCAAATAACGAGTTTAGTTAGTGGACTTAATAAAAACTATGTATTCTTACCTAGAAAAAGAATTGAAAGGGTATTGAACGCTAAAAAAGGATGTAAAAAACTCCCTTTCAGTTTTGTAAATAGGAAAGTAATATTTGATGAAATTATTACAGTAGATTCTTATGTAGAAATTGAATACATTGCTGGGTATGAAGAACTAACTGAAAATCTTTTAATGTTCATTTGTTCAACTATAAAAGAAGAACTTTCAAATGCTGAGGGGTTAAAGAGTTATGGAATAAGAGGAATAAACTATACTTTTCTTAATAAGATAGAACAATCAGATAATTTCATACGAGGAGTTAAGGACTTATTTGGAGTTATAGAAATATGACAATTGTAGAAATTTGCCAAGAAATGGGATATTTAAGTAAACATACTGTAGAAATTGGAATATTAGCTATTGATAAAAGCTTAACAGGAGAAGATGGAAAAACAAGTATACTTGAATATGCAATATATAATGAGTTTGGGACTTCTAGCATACCTGCTCGTCCATTCATGAGAAATGCTTTGGATAGTAATAAAGAATATATAGGCAACTTAATAAAAATAGCTGTTGCTGATGTTGCAAAAGGAAGTATAAAAGGCAAACCTGCACTTATGAGAGTAGGGGAAACTATAAGAGGTTTAGTAATTCAAAGTATTGCTACAGCTCAGACTTGGGCAACTCCAAATAATCCAAAAACTTTAAAAATAAAAACTAAAAATGGACAGGCTAATAATACCAAACCACTTATAGACAACAGATTTTTAATAAAATCAATTCGGTATCAAATAGTAAATGAAAATGGAACTATAGAATATTTGTCAGATTTTAAGGATGTATAAAATGGATAATGTTATTTTATTAAGCAAGCAGAAAACAAATATAAAAATTATTTCAAGAGTTGAAGGAAGATGGGAAAAAGGGAAATATATAGCTAATGAAGAGAAAGAAAAGATTATAAAAGGTGTATATATGCCTGTTTCATCGGATACATTAAAATACTATCCTCAAGGTGAAATTACTTTAAAAGATATGGAATTATTTACAAAAGAAAAACTAAAAGAAGGGGATATTGCTATTTTAAAAGATGAAAAATTTAAGATAATTGAAATAACTGACTTTGATTATCTAGCTGATATAAAAAGCTATATTTTAAAGAGGAGTACAAAAGATGATTAAAATTATAATTGAACTACTCAATAAGATGAGTAACATTCAAATTATACCAGCTTTTACTGCTACAAAACCTCCTGAAAAGCCCTATACTACTTACCAAGTGTTAAATATAAATAGTGCTGATTTTAGAGGATATACAGAGAGAGAATATATAAAACAAGATGAAAAATATCTTGAAACAACTGAGTATAGAATAATGGCAAGACTTCAATTTGACATATATTCTGAAACTCAAGAAGAAACATTAGAAAATGCAATCGAACTGAGAGAATTAATCCTTTTCAATGCAAGAAGAGAGATAAATAGATTAGATGCTGGAGTAGTAAAAAGTAGTGAAATAAAATCATTAAATGAATTAATTAATTCAGAGTATGAGTATCGTTGTACTTTTGATATAGTTTTTGAATATATGAAAGTAACAAAAGAAAGAGAACTTGAATTAATAAAAGAAATAGAATTATTGGTAAATAATAAAAATAAAAGCCAAATAGCAAGGAGGAAAGAATAATGGGAGTATATAGAGAACCGATAAAAGTAGTATTAGAACAAGAATTGAATTTGACAATTGCTTCATTAAATAAAACTCTTATAGTTACAAATGATAAGAATGTAGATTTTAAATACTATATGAATTCTAAAGATGTTGCTGATAGTTTTGGAAATAATTCAAAAGTATATAAATTAGTGGAGAAGTTCCTAGGACAAAGAGATGGAGATGGAAATATATTAAAACCTGACTTTTTTGGAATAGTTGGGATTACTGCAAGTGGGCAAGAAAAAATTGAGGATAAATTAAAAGAAGTTTTAAATGAAAATTTAGACAAGGAATGGTATGCACTTTTAACAACATTCGATACTGTTGAAACAATGAAAGCTGTAAGCTCTTTTTTAACTGAAAATAGAAGAATTTATATAACAGAAGTCAAAGCTTATCCATTAGCAGATACATTAAAGTCTGATAGAATTGCACCTATTTGGAATTTAAAAATGGATGAAGCTGATAAAGAATATAAAGCAGCCGCTTATGCTGGGGTAGTTGTAACAAAAGGAGCAGGATACAGAAGCTCAATGATAGAACTACAAGGAGTAACAGCTGACACTGAATTAGCTAAGAAACCTGAACTTACAAAAAATAATATTACATTTGTAGAGAAAAGAACATCAGAAGGTTATATTACAGCTAATGGTGGAAAAACAACAGATGGAACTTATTTAGATGACACAACTGCTATTGATTGCATCATTGTAAACCTAAATGAAAATTTAGAAAAAGCAATGATTAAAAAAGGATTTCCACAAGATGAGGAAGGCTATGCCTTTTTAGAAGAAACATTAAACAATGTTATGGAAGAAATGGGAGCTAATAATTTACTTGCTAAATTGAATGGCAAATATCAATATACAGTTTTTCCTGTGACTCAGACAGCAACAGAAAGAGGGCTTAGACTTATAAGACCGAAAATACTTTTCAGACTTAGAAACTGGGCTTATTTCATTGATTTAACATTAATGAAAACTAATAAGGATATTGGAGGTAAGGAATAATGGTTGATTTAAGTAAAAAAATTTTTATTTTTAATGGCTATACTTTTAAAAATTTTAGAAGTTTGAGTGTTGGGGCTCCTGAAGACCAATATAAGTCATCTGATAAAAGTATTTATGGAGAAAGAAGAATATTATATAGTCCAGATCCAAATCTTGAAATAACTATTACTGTTGCAAGTGGAACTGAAGATGAAAAAATACTTTTAGATGCTTCAGAGAACAGAATAACTGGTTCAGGATATTTTAAAGATAGTTCAATTTCTAAATATAGTAGAGGCGTAACAATAAAAGAAATTGGAGTAAATAAAAGTGAATTGGCTAATGATGGGGAATCAGATTCAAGAGAATTTAAATTGGTATGTGTAGGTGTTAAGGAGGCAATGAACTAATGGAAAATAAAATAAACAAAACAGAGCAACAAGAATTAAAAAATAAAGAATTTCTAAAAAAAATAGAGGATAAGAATATATCAAATATAACTTTTAAAGCTGAAGGTTTAGGAGCTTTAGAATTTAATTTGATGATGACAGGGAAAGATTTTAAAACAATAGAGAGACCTTTTAGAATTGAGAGAGTTTCAACAGATACATTTTTTAAACTTTCATCAGAAAAAGATGAATTAGCAATAGGTAAGAAATTATTGAATACTTTTATAGCTCAGCCAGCTGAAGCTAGAGACATAGAATTTTTTAATATGGATCAAGAAGCTTTAGAAACTATTACAATGATTATAACTGAATTTCAACAAACACCCTTTTTATTCATTAAAAACTTTGGAGAAAATAAGGAAGATTAAACAAGGAAGATTTGATGTTTGCTTTGAATCTAAGATTCCATATTATAAAAAGCCTGTTGAAGATCTATGTTATGAAGAATATATGCTTTTACAATTAGCTTGGGCTGATTATGTAAAAAGAAAAAATAAAAATTAGAAAGGAGGGTTAGTGATGTTAGAACAGTTATCATTGGTTTTTAAAGTTGTAGGAAATGGACAAGCTTCTTTGAATCAAATTAGTTCTCAAATTGGAAATTTAAAGAATAATATGTCAAATTTAAAAAATAGTGTTAGTTCAGCATTTGGAAGTCTAAAAAACACTATTGGTTCAGTAAAGCAAAGTTTAGTTGCTTTTAAAAATAAAATTAGTACAACTTTTAATGCTATGAAAGCTAAAATAGCCGCTAACTTTCCTGCTATTTCAAAATTAAGAAATGGATTTATCTCACTTCGTAGGAGTTTAGGAAATTTTGGCAATTATGCCCAGCAACAATTTCAAAATAGCAAAGAAAAAGCAAATTCATTTTTTAGTATTTTAAAAAGAATAGCTACAGCATTAGCAGCAGGCTTTACAATAAAAATCGCTATTGATGGTGCTGGAAATATTGAACAGTATAGAAATACACTTGAAACTGTTTTGAAAGATTCAGACATGGCAAGAAAGAAACTAGCTTGGGCTAGTAGATTTGCTAATAAAACTCCATTTGAAACAGATGAAGTAGTTAGTGGGATGACGAAATTACAGTCTTATGGAATTGAAGGAGATAGAGTTTTAAAAACAACTAACAGAACTTACCTTGAAATGATTGGAGATATGGCTTCAGGAATGGGGAAAAGTTTTGATCAAGCAATTGAAGCTATTGCTGATGCAAGAACTGGAGAACTTGAAAGATTAAAAGAATTTGGAATTACTAAGAATATGATTGCTGAATTTGGTAAAAGTAAAGGCTTAGAAATTTTTAATAATAAGGGGCAAATTAATGACTTAGAGTTATTTAATAAAACTTTATTTGAAATGATGGACTCTCGTTTTGGTGGAGCAATGGAAAAGCAAGCTAAAACATTTAAGGGAGGATTATCAACTATATCAGGAGCAACTAAATCAGCACTTTCAACTCTTGCAGGAGTTAATGAATTTGGTGATATAGTTGAAAACTCTCCATTTCAAATTCTTAGAGATAGAGTTATCATACCATTGGCGAATACCCTAGTAAAATTTCAAGAAGATGGGACATTTACTAGATGGGCAGAAAATTTATCTAGTATCTTTGGTGAACTAATTTCATGGGGAGAAAAAATAATAAATTTTATTGTTAAGTGGAAAGAAATTTTAATTCCATTAGCAAGTGCAATAGCTGGTCTTTTTGTGATTAATAAGGTGATAGTTTTAATAGGAGCTTTAAAAACTGCATTAGCAGCTCTTTCTTTTAATCCAATTATGCTTGCAATTGGAGCTGTGATAGCCATAGGTGTTTTATTATATAGAAACTGGGATCTTGTAAAAGAAAAATTAATTTCACTTTGGGATAAGATTAAAGGTTTTGTCAAAGTATTTTTATTTTTCTCAGGGATAGGTTTAATAATAAAACTAGGACAACTCTTAATAGAAAATTGGGAAAAAATTAAGGCTAAATTATCTTCATTATGGGATAAAATTAAAGCTTTTGCTAAAGCATTATGGGATATTGGTAAAAAAATATTTATGTGGCTTAGTCCAATAGGTTTAATTATAACTGTTGGAAAACTGATAATAGAAAACTGGGATCTTATAAAAGCAAAATTTGCTGAATTAGGAAGTTATTTATATAACAAAATAATTGATATAGGTAATTTTTTTATAGGACTAAAAGACAAAGTAGTTGATGTATTTTTTAACTTAATAGATAAATTAAAAGAAGTGTGGGAGACAATGAAGTCAACTGCAGCATCAGCTTTTGATTTTATTTTAGATTATGTTGCTAAAATTTGGGAAAGCATCAAAGGTTTTTTCTCGGGTTTAGGTGAAAAAATAAAATCATTACCAGGAATATCTTGGTTTTTTAGTGATAGTGAGAAAAAAAATACAAATAGCCCTATGATAGATGGGACTCATAAAACAGGACTTGACTATGTCCCTTTTGATGGCTATATCGCTGAGCTTCACAGAGGTGAAAGAGTTCTAACGGCTGAAGAAAATAATGCATATTCAAGTGCTGAAAGTAATGAGTTTTCTAATACAAGTAATTCAGTAAATACAAAAAATTCTAATAAGTCTGATAAAAAAATCATATTAAGTCTTACTGTAAATATGTCTGGAACAAAAGAAATGGATTGGAATAGAATTGGAGAAATGATAGTAGAAAAATTAGAGGATTTGATGTTACAAAATGAAATAGCTAAAGGGGAAATATAGATGTTTTCAATTACAAATATTATGAGTAAAGTAAGTAGTTTTCTAAATAATGTAAATTCAATTTCTAATCAAATTGATAAGTATATAAAGAAAACTCCACCAATTTTATTGGGAAATATAAAACTTCAATTAGTTTCTGGAATATCTGAAAGCTATTCTAATGATGTTCCAACAATTCCAATTGATGATGGAACTCAAATAGCTGATAACATAACACAAAATCCGTTAGAGTTATCATTTAAAGTTCAAATTGTAGGTTCTAATCACAAAAAAATTTTTGAAAAAGTTCTTGAACTTAGAAATAAAAGAGAACTTGTGGACTTGTATATGATTAAGTTATATAAGAATATGGCTATAACAAATATAGAAAATACTATAACTTCATTATATTATACAGAATTTACTATTTCATTGGTAGAAGTAAAGATTGCTCATGTTTCTATGATTCCTTCACCTAGCCCAAAAGCTAAAGCAAGTGTTAGAAATAAAACAAAGATAAAAACAGCAACAAAAGGTAAAAAGAATACAAAAGGTGCTGCTCAAGCTGTTACTAAAAATAAAAGCTCAGGAGTAAAGGATTGGGAAGGAGATTTACAAAGTGAGCATATAAAACTGCCATAGATAATAGGAGTATAGAAATGAAAATAAATATAATGAAAGAATCTATTCCATATATAACTGATGTAACTATTGCAGGGGCAACCTTTCAATTTGAATTTACATATAATTCTTATGATAGAAGAGTATATGTAACACTTTATGATATTGATGATAATTTAATATATCCAAATGAGCCAATTCTATTCGGGATCCCACTATGGTTCAATAAATTAGTTGATGAAAAAGGAAACTTTAATAAAAAATATCCTCAAAAATATATCATTCCTAATACTTTAGATAGAAAAGCTGTAAAAATTGATTATGAAAATATTGATAAAATTGAACTTTTAGTGGAGGACTAATGGATTTTATAGCAAATAGACCTATTTTTCCACGAAATTCTTATCTTATTATAAATGGTGTAAAACTAGATGATCATAATAATGATGGTTTAAAATTTGATGTTGATGTAAAAACAGGAGAAGAAGGAAAAGTAGGAGTAGGAACATTCAAAATATATAATTTAAGTCAAGATATAGAAATAGGAAGTGAGATAGAACTTTGGTTTGGTTATGCTGAAGATATTGGCTATTATTCAAAATATGAAGTTATAAAAAAGAAAAGAATAAAAGAAAGCTCTTCATTTATTCAAGAGTTGACTTGTTCAGAGAGAACTAAAAATAGTAGTAAGATAGTTTCAATTAGTTTAGATGGGAATACTAGGATATCTGAAGCAATAAAAGAAGTTACTAAAGAAATGGGAATAAATCTTATTTCTATGGAACTTAATAAAGATAAAATTTACACTAATGGTTTTACTTGCTATAGTCAAGGATTTCAAGAATTAAGAGAATTAGTTCAAGACTCAGAGAGTAAAATGACTTTAAAAGGTGATGATCTTTATATCTATACAGATAAACAAAAAGATCAAGCGATTTATTTAAGCTTTGGAAGTGGGTTGATTCATAATCCTGAAGCTGTTGAACAGCAAGAAAAAGAAGTGAAAGTAAATAAAAAATCTGATAATAAAAAAGCAAAGAGTAAAAAAGATGATAAATGGGAAAATGAGCAAAAAAAGAAAACTATAAAAGAGAGTAATAAATATGACTATACAATCGAATGTTTTCCAATCCACTATATAAAAAAAGGTGATGTTGTATACATTGAAAGTGATGATGTAAGTGGATTTATGCAAGTGGAAGAGGTAAACATTACGCTAAGTGATAGCTGGAATATGAAATTAGGAGTTAAAGTGATGAAAGATGATGGAAAACATAAGGATAATTCTGGTAAAAATACAAAAAATAAGAAAGGGTAGATTTGTAGATGCTGAGCCTTTGTTTAGTCCAAATGGGGTTGCTCTACCCGTACTTCGTAATGTTCCAGTGGCATTATTTGGAGATAATAAAGATCATATTGATTGGAATATTAAAGAAGGGGATATAATGCCATATTTTGTTTTAACCTTTGATATTTCTTCATATATAAGTCAAGGATCCCATGATGTTATGGATTCGAATAGAAGGAATAACTTAAATAATGGTTTTATTTTACCTTTCACAATTCCAAATGCTACAGAAAGTTTGGAATTTCCTTCTGATATTAGAATTATTGGAGATAGATTAGAAGAAGGGAACATTGATTTGAAAGGAGATTCTAAGCAAGAAGGTAATGTTGAGATAAATGGAAATACTACTCAGAAAGGAAATACAACACAAACTGGGAACATATCTACAAAAGGTTCTGTTGCAGCATCTGAAGATGTTACTGCTGGAGATAAGAGTTTGAAAAAACATAAACATTCAGGAGTAGCAAAAGGAACTGAAATAAGTGGAGGAGTAGCATAATGGAAGCTATAAAAATGGATGATGGAGATATTAAATTTTCAACTATTTCAGGAATAAATGAGTTCTGGCAGAGAGTAGTAAATTCTTTAAAAATATATTCAATTGAGTGCTTTTATGATGAAAATTTAGGGCTTGATATAAGAATAATAAATGAACAGGATGTAGCTGAATATAAACTTGAACATATTTGTAGAAAGTTACAAGAATGGTATAGGGCTGAAATAGAAACAGTTAGTTATCAAATAATTTCTGAAGCAGAAAGAACTTTAAAGGCAAAAATATATATAACACATAAGAAACATAATAATATAGAGAAAGAGGTGATAATCAGTGGATAAATTTGAAACAAAAGGCTTTCAAGGACTTATGGAATTAGCACAAAAAGAAGCACAAAAAAAAGAAAATTTTGGAAGTGATTTCAATGTTGAACCAACTGGAGATTACTATAAATTAGTAGCACCTTTCATATATCTTTGTTCTTATTTGGAAGATAAAGCAATTTCAATAGCAAGGGGTTTAAATATATACAATGCACAAAATGAGGAATTAGACAATTTGTTATATTTTTTTCCTAGAAGATTTGGAACAAAAGCTCAAGTACATTGTAAAGTTACAGCAACTAATTTTGTAGATGTGTTACAAGGAGACATTATCATACAAGCTGAAAATGGAGTGAAATATGAAAATATAGAAAGATTTGAAGTAGACTCTTCAAAGACTAAAACAATACTATTTCAAAGTCTATTCGAGGGAGAGGAAGGAAACATCCAAATTAATAAAATTGAAAAAGTTATAAAAGCTCCAGCATCAATAGTTGATGTACAAAATGTTGAAATTGGAGAAGGTGGGCTTTCTTCTGAAACTGATTATGAGTATTTAAAAAGATATTTAGCTGGTAATAGCAAAGGTGAATGGAGTTTATTACCTATTTTAAATGCTATAAGAAAATTACCAGGAGTAAAAAGTGCTAATGGGATAAGAAACAATACAATGAATATAGACAGCTTTGGACTTTCTCCAAAAAGCATTTGGATAGTAGTAGATGGAGGAATAAAGGAAGAAATAGCACATGCTATTTATATGCACATTCATACTCCAGATACTAAAGGAAATGTTGTCGTAAATGTTCCAACATCTGTGCCTAATCATTTTGAAACTATAAGATTTGATAGACCTGCTCAAGCAGATATTGAGTATAAATTAGATATAAAAAGTGCTGATGAATTAAAAATAAAAAATTTAATTGATGACTATATTAATGAAGCTGGAATAGGAGCTTTACTATCAAATGGGACATTCTTATATGAGTATCTTTATAATAAAAACTATAAATATACAGATTTTGACTTAAAGTTTAGAAAAAAAAATACTCTTATTTGGAGTAATTCAATTCAATTAAACTTTAATGAAATACCAAAAAGTGCTGGGAGAATATCATGATTGATGAAGTTATAAAGGGTTTACCTTTGTATTTTCAAAAAGAAAATACAATAAAATTTTATAAAACTTTGAAGCCTGTTATTGAATATATAGATAGCTTAATAGAAAATTTAAAAAATCAAACATCATTATTAAAATGTTCAGGGATATTCTTAGATTTTATGGGTGAAAGATATGATGAAAAGAGAAGTGGTCGAGATGATGAGACTTATAGACAAGCATTGATTATTAAAAAAATGGCACTTGATGGATTACCTAATACAGAGTTTTTACTTACATTAACAAGAGAACTTACTAATAAAGAAGTTACAAAATTGAAGACAAGACCATTACAAGAAGTAGCTAGTCAGCTACTTAAAATAAATATGGTTGATGATTTAGAGGTTATTAACAAAATGCCTGATTTAAACAAAGTTTGTGAAGTTGGAGCAAGAATGTATTGGGAGCTTGAAATTATCAACAATAAAAGTAATCAATACTATTCATCAATAGTTGAGAATATAAAAAAAATAGAGATAAAAGCTGAGTTTAAACTAGATCAAACAATGAGAATAAATTCAAAGTTAAATACTGCTCAAGGGATAGGATTTACTAAAATAATCAAGATAGGAGGAACTAAATAATGAGTTATTTTGAAGGCTTAAAGCTAACAAAAAAAGGTGAACAACTTCAAGCTAAGATAAATGGAAATTTATCCGAAACTCTAACTTTTACAAAAGCAAAGTTAGGAAGTGGTTCAATAACTTCAAATGATGAGATTAGATTCTTAACAGATGTAAAAGAAGTATGGGGGACAGCTAATGTAACTAGTTGTAAGATACAGGGAGATGAAAAAAATATAGTAGCTATAGAACTTCAATTTTCTAATGCTGAGCTAAGAGAAGATAAAATCTTCAGAGAAATTGGACTTTATGCACAAGGAAATGAAGGTGAAGAAATTCTTTATGCTTATGCTAATGCTGGAGATAAATATGATTATATTCCATTAATGAAAGATAGTCCACATTCTTTTATAATAGTAATTTATTTCAATATAACAAGTGGTTCAAAAGTTGATGCCAAAATTGACTTACATAGTTACGTATCACTTCAAGAGTTTAATGAAGGAATGAATAAAAAAGTAAATAAAACAGACTATGCTTCAGCTGAACAGTATGGAATTGTTAAGTATGGAACTCAAGAAAATACAGCACTAGAAGGAAATAAATTTACTCAAATGATGGGAAAAGATTATGGTGGAATATTAAATGAAATAGGATTAAAAGAAGTCGGAAAGACCTACTTTGATAAAAATACAAAGAAATTATATTTATGCAAGAATAATAATTCAGATATTTCAGCAAATATTAATAATTATATAGCTATGGACAGTCATTCAATTCTTGAGAGATTGGAAAATCTCGACAGAAATCTTTTATACAAAATAGACAGATGGAGCCCAAAAGATGAAGATGAATTAATAAAAACTGGTATTTTCCAAATTAAAGGAGCTACATCTAAATTAAAACTAGGTTTTTGTGGCTCTCAATGCTTTGTATTAGTATTTAACACTTCTGTAAATGGAGATGATTATGTGACCCAAATAGCATTTTCTTACTATGATACTTTTTCTATTGCTATCAGAACAAGAAATGGAGACACTAAACAATGGACACCTTGGAGATATTTAAGTGCTAATTAAATTAGTCCAATTATAGATTTCTATGCAAAATCTTAATACTCTATAATTAAATGTATGCAACATTAATACATATCCATCTTGGATTAGCTGTATTTACTATATGCCCTACAGCGGCTAAATCACTATCATAATCATATGTTGCATATTCTGCATATCCAGAGCTTTGAGTAGCTGAAACACTTACAATTTTAGATGTAGAAGGTATCCCTATTATTCTTTTAAAATTATATATAAGTTTTTCAGAAATAGCATATACTCCTGCCGACGTTTGTAAAGTCATTGCATCATCCGTTCTATCTACTCTATAAGTCTTGAATTTAATTAAATTTTCCACTGTGGAAAATCTATGTAAAATTGAACATAAATCTGATTACGATGTTTTAACAATTTTAAACAGAAAATTTGTAGTAGGCTCATTGGAAACTAAGGGATCTACTGCTTCAAAAACATTAACAGCTAATGGTTTTAGTTTTAAAAATTCTATAGTTATGGCTACTGCTAAAAAAGATAATTGTTCTGTTGCAGTTATACATAGTGGAGATAATTTAGACTTTTCTACTCTAGATGCAACTAGTGGAAATGTCCAAAATGGTATTTGCAAAGTTGATTTCTTTATACTCTTAAAACAATAGGTTATTAAGATGCTATTAAGTTAATTTTCTCCATTGACCAAAAGGACTATTAGATCCTGTTACAGCTCTGTAAAAAATAAGTCCTTTGAAGCTATACAAGATTTGCTGACAATAAGAACCACTCTCTAAGGAAAAAACAACTAAATAAAAGGCTCTACTATCGTTATTATCCAATTCTTGGGGTACCCCTGAGATATTATTACCCCATCCAGACGAAACGTAAAAACCAGCTCCTGTAACATTATTTAGATTTACATTGTTAATTTGTGTTAAACTTAACTTTGTTTTTTTCTCTTTAGTTGTGTTTAAATTTTCCAATCTATACAGATTCACTTATGATGAAATAAGTATCCTAAATAAAATGAAAGGAGGAATAAAAATGAAAACAATAAATTTCTATAAAGATATAAAAAAAGTATATTCAGTATATGCCAATAGTTTAGATGATGTAAAAAATAATCCTTTAAATTACTACCCAGAATATAGAGAAAATATGATAATAACAGAAGAAGAATTTCAATATCCTATTCAAGATGAAAACGGTCTTAGAGAAATGAAAAGAGAAGAAAAAATTAAAGCTGGGATAGAGGTAACATTAGAGGAAGGAGAAGTTATAAAAAATAAAAAACTTCTAAAAATTGAAAAACCTTCAAAATATCATAAATGGCAGAATAGTGAGTGGGTTGTAAATTTGGAAGAGGTAAAAAATACTAAAAGAGAAGAATTGAAAAGTATTAGAATACAAAAACTTTATGAAAATATTACAGTAAATGGAGATACTTTTCAAGTTAGAAAAGATGATTTAGATAATTTTTGGGAAGTTGATTATATCTTAGGTACAGGAGAAGTTACAGAAACAGATACAAGAAACTGGATACTTGCAGATAATAGTATAAAAACTTTTACATATGCTCAAATAATGAATGTTCTAACAGAGTTTATAAAAAGAAAAGATAAAATATTTGATAAATTTGGTGAGTTATCTATAAAATTATCTACTGCTAAATCAGCAGAAGAAATTGAGAAAATAGAGTGGAAATAAAAGGAGGAAAAATGGGGAAGTTTAGTAAAAGAAGTTTAGACAATCTTGCAGGATGTCATCCAAATTTAGTAAAAATAGCAAATCTTGCTATACAAAGAATTGATTTTACAATAATTGAAGGACATCGAACAGTAGAAGAACAGAGAAAAAAAGTTAAACAAGGTTTTTCAAAAATAATGAATAGTAAGCATTGTGAAACACCCAGTAGAGCATTTGATTTTATTCCATATCCATTTAAACAAGAAGATTGGAATGATACAGAAAAATTTAATAAAATTGGAGAAGTTCTTTTAGAATGTGCAAAAGAACTCGGAATAAAAGCAAGGCGTGGAGCAGATTGGAACTTAAATGGAAGTACAAAAGATGAAGTTCAAAGAGGAAGTTATGATGGGCCTCATTTTGAGTTACTAACTGATGAAGAGTTAAAAAAAATCAAAAAATAGGAGGAATAAAAATGGATAAACAACTATTATGGAAAGTATTGGAAACATTGGTAGCAGGGGTAGTATATTTTATATTAAAATGGAGATACAGTGGAAAAGAAGCTGTTATAAAAGAAGTAGTAGCAGCTGAGGTTAGTTTTGAAGGAAAAGGATTGGGTACTTTAAAAAAACAAGCAGTCCAAGAATTTGTTTCAAAGTTACCTGCTAAACTTCGTATTTTTATCAATGAAAAAACTATTGAAGATGCTGTACAAGAACTACAACCTTTCTTTAAAAAGCTAAAAGAATCCAAAAAATAAAATAGGAGGAAAAAATGGAATTAAGTCCACTACTAACTGAACCAGTAGGAGATAATAAGTGGATTTTAAAAGAAGAGTATAAGTATGAAATAAATGGTTTTGTTATAACAGTACCAAAGGGTTTTATTACTGATTTGGCAAGTGTCCCTAGAATTTTATGGATATTTTTTCCACCTTTTGGCAAGTATACTAGGGCTGCAATCATTCATGATTACTTGTACTCTGAATTAAATGATACTTTTATAAATCGTTATTGGGCAGATAAAATATTTATTTTTATTATGAAAGAGCATGGAGTATCAGCTTATAAAAGAGTTTCAATGTATCGTGCTGTAAGGATGTTTGGGGAACCTTCATGGAAAAGAAAAATTAAAAATGAAGGTTATACTGAACAAGCTGTTATAGACCATACAAAAGAAGCCATTAAATATAATAAAGAAATGAAAGAAAAATTAAAATTATAGGTGAGGAAAATGGAGAAAGAAAAGGGAATCATAAAGTTTTTTATAATTATAGGAAGCTATTTAAGTTATTTCATAGGTGGTTGGAGCATATCTATGGAAGTAATGTTTATATTTATGGCTTGTGATTATATTACAGGTTATTTAAGGAGTTTACTTAAAAAGAAATTGTCCTCTAAAACAGGCTATAAGGGCTTAATAAAAAAAACTGGATACATATTTGCAGTGGTCGTTGGAGCTGCACTAGATAGGTTAATAATAGCGAATAACTTAAATGTTCCTATAACTATTCTTGGGTTTCCTATTTCTTTCAAAATTATGATGATTTGTAGTGTAGTAGGAACAGAAGGAATAAGTATAGTAGAAAATCTCAAAGAAATGGGATTAATAGTGCCTTTTCCTATAAAAAAACTATTTAAACAGCTAAAACAAGATGATACAAATGAAGATACTAAAAAATAAAGAGCTTTTCTAAGGCTCTTTATTTTTAAATTTTTTTTAATTCAGGAGATATTATACTGTGAAGTATATAATGATGTCCTTTTTTTTCTTTTATTTTTTCTTTATCCTCTACACTTAAGCTAATTTCATTATAAAATTCTATAATATTTTTAAACTCTTTTATTACATCCCTTTTAATATCGGCATCTAAGCTAATGCCAGAAGGATCAATAGTGAGTTCTAAATTTAAAATATTTAAAGATAAGCCCCAAGCATCTTCTTTTATATCTGTAATTTCAACATTTTTACTTTTTATAAAAACTCCATAAACATCATATAAATTAATTTTAACCATAACATATCACATCCTATTATTTTATCATTTTATTTTACCATATTTTTATCATTTTATTTTGAAATTTTTATCAAATTGTTTTGCGTCTTACAGCAACAAATGTTGATCTTGATGATACAAATGATGTATTTAATAGTATCATTATGGCAAATGAAAAAGTTACAATTGATAATGGAGTTTCTATTACATCTAACATAGGAAAAGGTTTAGTTCAAGGTTCTTTAGCGAATACAGTCGATAATAGTAAAACTGCATACATCAATAATGGAACTGTGAATATAACAGGAGCAAACTCTAATAGTATTGCACTTAGAGTAAATCATGGAACTATTGAAAATAATAGTTTAGTAAAGATGACAGATGGAATAGGTCTATATGGAAGCAATGGAAGTAAAATTGAAAATAAATCAAATGGAACTATCCAAATAACTTCAGCTTCTGGCTACGGAGTAGGTATAGCTGGTTTCCTTTCAGGAACTGTTGCTCAAAACTATGGTACAGATAAATTAATCTCTGATTTAATAGCAGGAGGTACTGGAAATAGATTAGCTTCAACTACAAAAACTATTGATATTACAAATGAAGGAAATATTTCTGTAACAGGAAAAGCTATAGGAATCTATGCTGACAATACAAGTACTATAGCAGGTTTTGATAATCATGTTACAAAAGAAAATGCAGTAGTAAATAACAAAGCTTCTCTAAGTTTTGGAGATGAGAGCATAGGAATTCTAACTAAAAAAGCAACTGTTAATTTAACAGGAACAGGTACAGATGATATTTCTGTTGCATATTTTAAAGGAACAGGTTCAAACTCTCTAACTAATAAATTAGATATAAATGTAGACAACGTTTCCAATGCTACAAAAGGTATGATAGGTATTTATGTAAAAAATGCTGATTTCACTAATGAAGGAAATATACAAGTAACAAATACAGATACTTTAGGATTTGGTATCATATCTTCTGGAGCAGATGTAACAAATAAGGGAACAATTACTTTAGAAGATTCTTCAGATCCAACAGAACCAAATATTGGACTATACACAGTTGATTCAAATCCTTTAAAAAATATTGGTAAAGTCACTGTTGGTAAAAATGGTATAGGAATTTATGGAAAGAATTTCTCTAATGGAGATTCAGCTACTTTACCAAATAGCACAATAGAAGTTGGAGAAAATGGAATAGGAGTTTATACAGTAGATGGAAATGGTTATCTTGAATCTGGAAGTATAAAAACTGGAAAAGATGGAGTTGGAGTATATGTTGCTGGAAATGGAGGAACTATAACAGCAACAAATACATTTAATATGACTCTTGGAGATGGTTCAAGTGGTAACAATAAAGGATCTTTTGGTTTTGTTAATGTAGGATTAAATAACAAGATTTACAGTGATACATCAAATGTTACTTTACAAAATAACTCAGTATATATTTATTCTAAAGATACTAGTGGAACTTTAGCTAATCCACAAATTACGAATAATACTAATATCACTGCAACAGGAAATAACAACTATGGACTATATTCAGCAGGTTATGTTGTTAATAACGCTAATATGAATATGTCAGCAGGAACAGGAAATATTGGAGTATATAGTATTAAAGCAGGAACTATTGAAAATAGAAATGGAGTAATTACTGTAGGAGGCTCTGTTCCAGGTGAAGATGAATATGGAATAGGAATGGCGGCAGGGTACACTTGGACAAAGAAAGATTTATTAAAACCTGTATCTCAAAGACCTGAGCAAACTACTGGAAATATAATTAATAGAGGAACTATTAATGTAAACGGTCAATATAGTATAGGAATGTATGGTAGCGGAAATGGTACTACTATTAACAACTACGGAACAATTAATTTAAATGCAAATAATACAACAGGAGTATATTTGACAGATAAAGCTGTAGGTCGTAACTATGGTACAATAACAAATACAGCTGGTGTAAATAATGTTACAGCTATTGTTGTTAAAAATGGAGCTAAATTTATAAACGAAGCATCAGGAGTAGTAAGACTAAATGCGGCAAATGCTTTAGGAGTTCTAAAAACAAAAGATGAAGGTGAAACTTTGGGAATTTTTGAAAACTATGGAATCTTTGAAATTCTTGGAAGTGGTGCAGAAGAAGAAAAAATTCCAAGTGGACCAAAAGCCTTAAATAAAAGTCTTGGAAAAGGCAAGGATAAAATTTCTATAGATGTTCCAGCAGGAGCATCAACAGGAACAATTAAAGTGGCTGATAAAATTCAAACACCGGAAGTTGTAGACACGAAGAAATTGACATTGGAAGAAACTCAGGTATCTTCAATAGGAATGTATATAAATACATCAGGAACTAAGTTTACAAATCCAATTAGAGGATTAAGTGCTTTAAGTTACTTGAAAAAAGCTGATCTGATTATAGGAGCTGAAGCTGCCGAGTCTACAAATGGTAAATATATACAATTAGGTTCAAATATTTTGAAACCTTATAATGACACAATTGCGAATAATCCTCAAATAGAAAAGTGGAGTATTTACTCAGGTTCATTGACTTGGATGGCAAATATAGCACAAAATCAAACAAATGGAACAATAGAAAATGCTTATTTAGCTAAAATACCATATACTAACTGGGCAGGAACAGATGAAACACCTGTAGATAAAACAGACACATATAACTTTGCAGATGGATTGGAACAGAGATATGGGGTGGAAGCACTTGGAAGTAGGGAAAATAAATTATTCCAAAAATTAAACAGCATTGGAAATAATGAAGAAGTGTTGTTGTATCAGGCCTTTGATGAAATGATGGGACACCAGTATGCAAATGAACAGCAGAGAATCAACGAAACAGGAAATACTTTAGATAAAGAGTTTAAATATCTTAAAAATGAGTGGAGAAATCCATCAAAAGATAATAACAAAATCAAAGTATTTGGTATGAAAAACGAATACAGAACAGATACAGCAGGAGTAATTGATTACACAAGTAATGCCTATGGAGTAGCTTATGTTCATGAAAATGAAGCAATAAAACTTGGAAATAGCTCAGGATGGTATGCAGGGGCAGTGACAAACAGATTCAAGTTTAAGGATATAGGAAAATCAAAAGAAAATCAGACTATGATAAAAGCCGGTATCTTTAAAACAATGTCACCAATGACAGACCATAACGGTTCATTAAGATGGACAGTTGCAGGAGATGTATTTGTAGGAAGAAATGAAATGAAACGTAAATTCCTGGTGGTAGATGAAGTATTTAATGCTAAATCAGACTATACATCATATGGAGCGGCATTTAAGACAGATTTAGGGTATGATATAAGAATGAGCGAAAGAACCCATTTAAGACCTTATGGATCATTGAAGCTGGAATATGGAAGATTTAATGATATAAGGGAAGATGATGGAGAAATAAGACTGGAGGTTGAAGGAAACGACTACTTCTCAGTAAAACCTGAAGTTGGACTGGAATTCAAGTATGTACAGCCTTTAGCAGTAAAAACCCAGTTATCAGTAGGACTATCAGCAGCATATGAAAACGAACTTGGAAAAGTAGGAGATGTAAATAACAGTGCAAAAGTAAGATTTACAGATGCTGAAAAATTTGGAATAAGAGGAGAAAAGGAAGATAGAAGAGGAAACGGAAAATTTGACCTTAATATCGGAATAGACAACACAAGATTTGGAGTA